TGTGGGCTAATTGCATAAGCTCGCTCATTTAAACCTGTTTATATTTCAGGGTTTAGTGTTGGACAAGTCAGGGCTTTAGTAAGTTTGGCAGATGCTTCAGCTGCTGCAACAATGCCTATGATTGCAATATTAGAAGATGCAACTTATGGATATACGGCATATAAGTTAAGCAATTCAATTGAAACAAGCCTAGAAATATCTGCAATAGAGAAAGAAAAAATACAAAAAGAGAATGATAAAGGAGAAAAGAATGAGTGAACCAGGAGTTGTTAAAGGCGAAGGTCAAGTTACAGCACAGTTAAAGCTATATGTTGACCTTGTTGGTAATTTGGAAGAAACATTTGCCAATGTGGAGTCTCGGCTTGGCAATGTACTCCAAGCAAGCGAATTAACGCCCGAACCGGAGATGGAAAAGGCATCTCTTGTATCGTTGGCAAGTGAAATTGGGAACACTAATGACAGGCTGTCCTTAGTTGTGAAGAAGTTGTCAGATATGTGCAGTCGCCTTGAGGTTTAGCTAAAGCGTAAGTGCATTACCCCTAACGAATTATATATGGAGTCAACTAATTATGGACAAAGGAGAATGAGTATGGATTACAAAAGGTTTATTCGTGATTTAAGGAAGTTTCGTTTATTGTATGGTGGTCTGTCTTCTAATTTTCGTCGTTCCGTTTCTTTTGATAAGTCTCGGTTTCGTATGAGGTTAAAGGAGAATGACAAATGAATAGTAACGGAAGCAATACTGGCCCTCCCTGGCCCTTTACGCTATTTATGGGATTAGTTGCGGTAGAGTTAGTGGTTGGGTTTATACTTGGATTTCTTTATATTACGGGCAATCTTTATTAAAGGGGAATGATAAATGCAATGTATGAACGAAAAATGTGATAATGAGCTTTCTGGCCGTCAGCGGTCATTTTGTTCGGACAGGTGCCGCAAAGCTGTAAGTCGGACAAATACTTCTGGCGAACCCGGACAAACGGTGAACCCGGACAAAGTCGGACAAGGTGTTCAATTTCGAGAGGAATGTGTTACTTGTGAGAATATGGTAGATGAGAACGGTGTTGCGGCTTGTGAGGAACGAGTGAGTTATCAACCCGCCTTATGTTCCCCTGACAGGTATGCCTCCCGCACTAATCCAGAGAAGTTAAACTGGGGCGAGGTTATGAGTTCGGCGGAATTGGCCAACGCCGGATTGAAGGCTAATCGTGTCCCGATTCCAGGCGATTTTGACTATGAAGGTGTATGTGAGATGGTGGATGGAGTATGGAAGGTAGCTTAGAATAATGGATATTGCAAATGAAACTTTTCTTTGGGACAGAATATCAACAGGTAGGTCTCCGCGTGATATTATCTCGTCGATGTTAGTTTTGGGTATGATTCGCAATTCCAAGCAGGCATGGCGTACTCTTGAGAAATGGGCCAAAAAAGGTCTTTATGATTACGGTGTTTCGCTTGATTTGGGTTGGAAGGTAGCTTAGGGGAAAGATAATGGATAAGGAGTATATGGAAGCGATTAGGTCTTTGCCTGAGAAGTGGGTTTCAAGCAAGACTTCTTTACGTGATTCCACTGAAGGTAGATATTTTGTAGCTAACCCTGATTTCCCGCCGATGATTTACAAGGAAGGTCAATGGCAAGAACTAATTTACATCAAGCCTTCGCTTGAGCAGGAGCTTGAGGCGGGTCTGGCAAAACACGGTTATGAAAGTGAGCAAGGAGAAGGTTCTTGCGCCTACATCTACCTGCCGATGGCGAAGTATAAGGAATGGCAACGGCACATGAACAGGCATAGCGACATAGATTCAGTATGGAGTACTTTCCACGACATCCCTGTATATAGTTATAGCGGTGATAAGATTAAATACTGTAGTTGTGAGTAGGAGAAAGAAAAATGACAAGAGAAGAATTATTAGGTGCGGTTGCTCGTGGTTGGTGTTCTAAATATAACGAGCACAAAACAATGGACACGGATTTAGCTGTGGCTATAGCGGATGAAGTTGAGGCGGAATTGGATAAAATCGTGCTTTCGGATGACGATTTATTCGAGAGAATCTGGCAAGTTATCAAGCATTGGGACGCAGAAACATCTGAGGGCGACGGTTATCACGGTGTTACCGGCGACGATGTTAGAGTAATAATGGCAGCGATTGCCGAACCCGCACCTTTGCCGAAAGAAGTTGTTGATTCAGTGGGATAATTTAGTACGGATTAACTTATGATAATAATATCTGGACCGAATCTTTTAATAGTTTATTTTTACGAGGAAGAGTTCCATTGGTGGATAGTTTAAACGATATTTGTTCTGTGAACGCCGGTTATTGGGCGACCAAGAAGCATATCAAGCTCCAAGCTGGCGAATTCTCGTTCCTTGACCACGAGTATCAGTTAGAACCTATGTGTTCTAAAGTTAGGCGAAGATGTTATAGAAAAGCCACTCAGGGTGGTTGGACGGAGATTGAAGTTCTAAGAACTTTGTGGGCTTTGATTCACAGACATCATCCTTCCGGCGACCTCTATATGTTCCCTACCGATGATACTGTCCAGGATTTTGCAAAATCCAGGTTCAATCCTCTTATGCTTGCCAATCATGATTCTATAGGAAAATACGTCAAGCCTGGTGGTAAGGGCACAGATACCGCTACATTAAAAAAAGTTCATGGTTCTTTTCTGTATCTACGCAGTGCAAGGTTGAGTCAAAAATTACACGATGTCAAAGAGTCGGCACAAATGATTTCTATTCCTGTTGATTCGATTAAATTCGACGAACTCGACAAGATTATGGAGGTCATCGCTAAGGCAAGGGGTAGATATGGTCATTCTCACGTAAAAGAAGAAGTTTTTCTTTCCAATCCGTTAGTCCCTGGCGAGGGAATAGATAAGATGTTCGAGCTTTCCGACCAGAGATATTGGTATCGTAAATGTAATTCTTGTGGAAAGTGGACTTGCGCAGAGTTGTTTTTTATGGAAGATATTGAAGGTGGAAGTCCTGAAAGATGCGTTGGTACAAGGGCGGATGGAACTGGTTATATAGCTTGTAAAAATTGTGGTAGAGAAGTATTTATTCGAGATGGTGAATGGCAGCCAGAAACAAAAGCTAATTCTGACTTTATGCACGGTTATCATTGGAGCCAACTTACTTCAACCTTCAATGACCCGTTGGAGATTCTACATAACTTTCGTAATCCGCCAGAAGGGAACCTTGCCGATGTCTATAGGCTAAGATTAGGTCTTCCGTATATCGCCGAAGAGGACAGGTTGGTAATGTCTCAGGTCTTCGAATGTTGGCATGTACAATAGTCATTCCGGGCCGTGCGCAATGGGAGTTGATGTAGGTGATACAAAGCACGTTATAATAGGAACGAAGTCGGGTGATGACCAATATACTTTAGTCAAGATGGCGCAGTTTTCAGGATTAGAGGCGTGGGACCGGATACACGACCTTGCACGAAGGTTCAATGTAAAGAGCGCGGTAATTGATATTCGTCCTGACACTGATATAGTCAGGCAATTCCAGAAGCAGGAACCGTATAAGATTTTCCTATGTGAGTATTCCGACAATCCCGCTTATACAAGAACGTGGGACACTCTTAAAAAGATAGTTAAGGACTATCGAACCGCCCTGTTTGACGAGACCCATAGAATGGTAGTTGAACCGGGTATGTTGACTATACCGAGGAGTTCTCATCCAGAGGTCAAAGAATTCGCCAAACAGATGTGTAATGCTTACAAGTTGTTAGAGACCAATAAAAGAACCGGCGCCAAGGCTTATAGGTACAAGGGCAAGAAAGAACATTACAGAAACGCTTTGAATTACTTTATGCTTGCCGCTTCCAAGAGTAGAGTGGCCCGAAGAGGTAGGCAGAAACAAAGACAAACAGCAACTAACAATAAGGGATGAAAACATGGAAAAATGCGAATATTGCAGTGAGAGTATAACAAAGCCTTATGTAGAACATTACAGGTCTTGTGTTCCAGCGAATAATGCAAGATACAAAGCTGCGGTAGGA